TGTCGCCCTGCTCCGCAAGCTCTTCGTCCGACATCGCGTTGCGGAGTTCGGTCCACGTGGCGGACTCCGGCGGCAACCGCTGGATCAGCACCCGCAGGCGCCGGGATGTCATCTCACCGCGGTGATAGGCGTCGAGCTGGTCGGCGTCACGCGGGTAGTAGAAGGCGAGATCCGCTTCTACCGCCTCCGCGTGCGCCTCGACGACGGAGCGGGTCCACGCGATTTCCCCAGGCTCTCACCCGACCGGTTCGCGGCGTCCGTCACGAAGTCGTTGAACTCGCCGTTCGTCGGATCGATCTCGAAGTACCGGTCCAGGTCGTCGGGGTGCAGCACCAGTTCGGCGAACTCGTCGAACTGGCCTGCGTTCAGCAGCCGGTGCCACGACTGCCGCCATGCAGTCGGAGGGATGATCCGCAGATCCTCGTCAGCCAGCGCTGCAGTCACGTAGTGACCTTCGGCTTCGATCTCCTGGGCGTCCGCTTCGGAGACATCCTGCTCGTCGAAGTCGTCGTCCGAGTCGACGGCGCGGCTGACCGGCGGCCGGGAAGCGGACCTCGCAGCGGTGCGGGGCTTCCTGCTGCTCGCAGTGGTCTTCCGGGGTGTGGGCATGGCGCGGGCTCCTCTGTGATGGCGCGGGCAGTGTTCAGAGGTGGGCGGACCGGGCCCGCGCCGGCTGGCTATTCCGGCCCGCCCACCCGCTCAGGAGCCCGAGTAGACGGGCGTGGCGGGGATCTTGTCGACGTGGTAGACGGTGTTCCCGGACTCGTCCGGGTAGGTGGTGATCGTCCACTCGTAGCCGGACATCTCGTCCTGCTTGAAGGACACGTCGGAGCGGTCGTTGATCTCGCCCTGCGGGACGTAGAAGCCCTTGTAGGACGAGCCGTCCACGACCAGGAACCAGAACGCCCTCCTGTCCGGGACGGGGCTGGCGGTCTCGGCGAACTTGGTGATCCCGTCCTCGTCGGGCGCGAGGTCGGCAGCGTCCAGGCGGTACTGCAGCGACTGCACTGCGACGCGGCTCGTCTCCCAGACCGTGAGCCCGAAGGTCCTCACGGACTTGGTGATCTGGGTGCGGAACGGGCTGCTCAACCCCCACGGCGTGAACTCCTGGGAGTCCTCGTCGAAGCCGTAGGTGAGGCCGTCGTCGCTGATCGCGCCGAGCGGCTCCCAGGGCGAGGCGGGCTGGACGAGCGGGGACGCAGGCGCAGTCGAGCCGACCGGCGCCACCCATCCTCCGCCGTTCGCGCCGACGAGCGCGAGGTCCGCGGCGCGGGTGATGTTGACCATGAGATGTCTCCAGACATGGAAGAGCCCGCGCACGGGCGGGTACAGGGTCCGGCGCGGGCCCAAAACCGGTCGTCAGGAGACCGGGTGGCAGAAGATTTCGTAGGTCGCCCCGACTCGGCGGAGCGAGGTGTTCTCGTAGGGGCGGATAGCAGGCAGCGCGAAACTCCCGGTTCGGCCGAACGCCGCCGTCGCGCTGGTCGAGCCACGGAGTTCACCGGTCACCCAGCTGTGCACCTGGTTTGCCAGGGCGATCGCATCGGCTCTGGACTGGGCGTACACGTTGATGTCGACGATGGCCCGGCTCAGTTTCAGCCCGTCATCGCTGCCGCCGGGGATCTGCTCGATCTGGATCGTCGGCAGTTCGCTGGCCAGGTTGTTGTCCAGCTCGTCCCGCACGACGGCATCCGGGAACCGGGCGGTCGCGCGGGTGATGAGCTCCAGTTCAATGTCGACGAGAGCAGTCACTAGTTCCGCCCGCCCTGCAGTGCCGCACGCAGCAGCACGTGATGGGCTGGACCGCCTCCCGGTCCGTTGCCGTACTCCACCCAGCGGGCGTAATAGGCACCGTTCCGGACCCGGCCGACAGCCCTGTCCCGGCGGCGACCACCGCGGGAGGTACTGTCCGCCTTCCAAGCCGCCTTGTAGTGCCCGGGATGCGGCCCCCCAACGTCCACGGGAGAGATCGCCACCGCGACGCCCTTGATGCGCTCCGCTCGGCGCAGCATCTCCGCCTGGATCATCGGCGACTTCAGGAGCTGACCTACGCCTTTGCGCTTCATCTTGAACCGTGCTGCCATAGCCCCTCCAAGAACTCGCGCAATCGGGGGCGGACATGGACGTCAAGGGCGTACTCGGCTCGATCAGCTTCGACGGGGAATGGGTGACCATCACCAAGACGCCCGTCGGGCCCAAGCCGGCACCAGTACGGATCCGGGCGGCCGACATCACAGGGACTCGGTTCAAGGCGGCGAGCCGACTGATGCACGGCTACGTGCAGTTCGTACTGCCCGGCAGCACGGCCGCAGGCGAAAAGGGCGGGCTGACGCATAGCGGGCGCCCGCCCTACGAGGACCCGCACAGCCTGTCTATCCCGCGAAAGAGCAACGACGCCGCCGAGAAGCTGGTTGCCGCAGTTGAGCAGGCACGGCCCTAGCCCGTCACCCGGTCGGCCGCGAACTGAATCGGCCCCCGCGTACCGGTGAATGGACTGTGTCCCCAGTCGCCGGGCTCGCCGGTGATGTTGCACTTCACGCCCCGGACCATCACCTGATCCGTGGTCCGCACCGGCTTCCCGGCCGGGGCATAGACCGTCCATCCGACGATGACCGTGTCTCTCGCCTGCTGCTGATCCCCGCCCACCTGAGGCGTCTCCGCCCTCGGCGTGACCACGCAGCCGACCAGGTCAAACGACTCGTCGGGCCCCGGCTCGGGCTGACCGCGCGGACCGCGGCCCGGAGACTCCCCCGTGCGCAGGATCCGCACCGTCTCACCGAAGGGATACGGGGCGGGCATCAGGGATACCCCCAACCCGGCTCGTAGCCCTCCGCCCAGACGATCCCATCGTCAAGCGGCCACGTCGGCGACGGATCCGCAGTGGCCGGAGTCGGATCGACAGTGAACGCACCGCCACGACCCGCCAGCGACTTCAGTGCGGACTTGTCGGCCTTCGTCAGATACAGGCCGCCCGAACCGGACGGGCGCTGCACCGACATCGGGCCGATCGTCTCGTAGGACACCTGCTGCGGATTCACGTAGGCGCGGCCGGCGACTGACAGGACGACCGCGTCCGCACCTTCTGGCAGCGGCTTCACGATCGTCTGGCACAGGCTGATCGCTTTGGCGATCAGCAGGTCGCCACGGTTGCCGTCGATCTCGTCCAGGTCCAGATACATGCCCAGCTCTTCGACAGTCGGCGGGGTGAACGCCACGACGCCTCCTATCGGGGCAGGCCCTCCACGGCGCTACACCATGCGGCCAGGTCGGCCGCCGGGTCGAGTTCGGCACTGCGAGCCTTCGCCCGCTTCGACGCCAACCGGTACTCGGCAGGCGTCTCCAGCTTCCGCAGGACCGCCTCCCAGCCGTCGAGATCCTGCCGCTCCAGGAAAATCCCGCCCTCAGTCAGCGACTCACACAGGCCCGGCGTCGGATGCGCGAGGACGGGAATGCCACTCGCGAGCGCTTCCACGCCGGCACGGCCCCACGACTCATAGAACGACGGCATGAGCAGCACCTTCGTGCGGCTGTACACCGCCTCCCGCATCTCGTGCCCGGAGACGTGCTCAACGACTTCGACGTTCGGTAGATCCGAGTAGTCGGTCTGCTCGCCGTAGGCGCCTACCACCGCAAGAAACTTCCGGTCGGGCATGCGCTGCGCCAGGTCGTGGAACAGTCCGCCACCCTTTTCCGGGTTGGTGTTGACCAGCGTGATGCGGTCGCCCGGCTTCGTCGCATAGTCCTCGGCGAACACGGGAGGCCGGACGGTCAGCGAATGCTCTGGGCGGATTGCCTTCGGATAGTCGGCGAAGAACACCTCGGCTTCCCGCTCCATCCAGCGGGAGTTGTACACGGCGAGGGCGGTTCCGCCGGACGCCATGTCCCTGAACGTCGGCGTGAACGTGTTGTGGCAGATCGCCACGAATGGCTTCCCGTACCCGCGGGCCAGGGCGGCCGTCGGCTTCACGTTCTCCAGGTGCGACACCAGGACGCTCGCCCGTCGGACAGCGGTAGCGAAGTCGAGGCGCGACTCCAGAGGGATTACCTTCACGCCGTCCAGCTCATACGGCTCGTGATCCTCGCCGTACCTGGACAGCCACACCGTCACCTCGTGCCCGCGCTCGACGAGCGCACGGAACATCGACCAGGCCATCCACTCCGCACCGGCGTTATGCCGGGGCGGGGCGGCGTGCAGCCGGGCGACGACCTGCATCGCCCGGCCACTCTTCCCGCCGCCGCGGGCCTCGGTCACGACCCGTAGGCCGGGGTGCCGGTGTACTTCACGAACGCGGACGCGTCGCCCTGCACGTAGCCGTAGTACGCCTCCGCGAGGATCAGCACCAGGTTCTCCTGGAACGCCGAGTGAACGCCGCCGTCCTCGTCGATGTACGTGGCCTCCTTCGAGATCCGCACGGTGATGTCCATGCCCACGCCGTAGGCGGCCTGCGACCAGTCGCCGCCGATCGCGCGCAGACCGGAGTCCGAACTAGTGGACTGCCGGCGCTGCTTGCCCGACACCGAACGGGAGTAGGCGAGCGGCTCACCGATCAGCGTGCCCGCAGACGCCATGTTCGTACCCGGCGTCTGCGTGTCGACCAGGATCGGCCGGCCGGTCGTGTCCGTCGCCAGCAGCAGCTTCGGCTTCAGGCGGTGGTCGGCGACGGTTCCGGTGTAGTCGAAGTCGTCGTCGATCACCTTCTCCATGCCCTTGACCAGGTCGGCCCAGATACCGCCGGTGCTCTGCGAGGACGTGCCGAGAACCACCGAGTTCGTGGTCATCGCCAGGTAGTCGGAGAAGGGGCCGGCCGCGCCCTTCATGGTGAGGCCGTGGATCGCCGCGTGGTCGAAGGCGCGGGCGAAGGCGGTCGGCAGGTCACGCTGAAGCTGCGTGTACAGGCCGCCCGCGTTGGTCATCGCGACCTCTTCCGCGACCGGGATCAGCACCGCCAACTTCTTGGCCGTCATCTGCTTGATGCCGACCGAGGAGCTCGACAGCGGCTTCTTCTGCGCCTGCCCGACCCAGTCGGCGGTCGGCACGTCCATCGGGATCGGCACCGACGTCGTCGCGTCGATGGCCAGCGGCGCCGGCCGGGCCAGCGTCATCACCGCGGACTGCTCGACACTCTTCTCGAAGATCGGGCCGACGATGGTGCGCGGCAGAAGTGACGCGTTGACATCGGACAGCTTGAGGGGGGCCGTAGCCACCATGGTCTACTCGCTTTCAGCAGCTACTTGAGCTGCGAATGAAGCCACCCGGAGAACTCGTCTTCGGGGGTGAGGGTCCGTTGGTTGTTGGCACTGGACGCCTGAGTGCGGTCCGGTGCGGGACGCCGCGGGCCCTCCGGGGGCTGGGCCTTCGCCCAGTGCGGCTTGCGCTCCAAAAGCGCCTGGAGATCCGCCTCGATGGCGGACTCGTCGATGTCGCCGTCAGAGTCGATGAACGAGTCGAGGTCCAGCGCGCCGACCGCGTCCTCCGGGTCCGCGAACCCGGCGCCAGCAAGCGCCTGCACTCGGCTCCTCACCAACTGCTTGCGAGTAGCGGCGATCCGCTCCTCGGCCGCAGCGAGCTTGTCCGTCAGGCGCTCGGTGTCCGTCTTCTCCGCGTCCTTGATGGCCTGGAGTTCGGCCTGTGCGGCCTCGGCCTTCTTAAGGCGCTCGCGGAGATTCTTCGACTCCGAGTTCGCCTTGCGGATCTTCGCCTCGGCCTGCTTCCGGTCGAACGGCTTCTCCTCGGCCTCCACCTCCTGGGCGTTGTCCGTGGACTCGTTGCCGTTCTCCTCGGTCGCCGTCTCCTCGACGGTCTCCTCGGTACCGGTGTCGGCCTGCTGCTCGGTCTGCTCGTTCTCTTCAGGCATGACGGATCGGCCCTCCAGGGGCTGTGGAAATGAGGAAGGCCGCCACCGGGGCGACCTCGTTGATCAGAAGGAACCGGGATCCGCTTGAGCGCGCTGCTCGGCTAGAGCGGCCCGGAAGAGTCGGAGCTGATCACCCGGGTGCCCTTGAGCGAATTCGCGGTAGATGCGATCCCACTCACGGGCCTTCGGTGACAACTCGAAGGCCTGCCCTCGAAAGACGGGCAAGGGCTGGCAGCGGCAGTAGTTGTGATACTTGATCACGCTGTCGTCGCCGATGAAGCGATCGTTCGCGTCCTCGCCGGCGGTTCCCCGGTCCTTGTAGACCGCCCCGCGGCTGGACATCAAGGCACAGAATGAGCAGCAGCCAAGGGCTGCGGCCCGGGCGTAGGCGACGGCCTCTCGGTCCTGGCGGACCGCTTCCTGCACAGTCTCGCGGCCAGCGTTCAGCACCAGTCTGTCGATCGCGCCGTCCGCTTTGGTCATCGCCGCTTCGAGCCGCACGTCGAACGGCTCCTGCTGTACGACCGTGGCGTCTGCCTCGTCCCGCGGCCACAGGTCTTTCGTGGCCCAGCGCAGCGAGGCGTCCACCTGTTCGTCTGGCGGCGGATCAGCCAGCGGCACCGTAAACGAGCCCGGTACGCCAGCCGCCTCACGCTCTCCGTCGTAGAAATCGGCAGCCAGTGTCGCCGACGTCTCCGAATAGCGGGCCACGACTTCGGTCACCGCGTCGATCCATGGCGGCACAGTCGCCTGCAGGCGGTTCTGGTTGATAAGCCGCCGCAACGCCAGCAGATCCCGCAGGAGCAGGCGCGTCAGCCCACGCTGAGCCGCCCGCCACTTCCCGGACGATGCCGAGCCGTCAGAGGTTGTCGATGCCAAGGTCGGCCTCCGGCGACTGCGGCGCTGCCGGGGCAGGCGCCCCGGAGCCGAGCTTGGCGAGCCGGTCCATCAGGGCACTGCTGCCTGCGCGTCCGGCAGCGCGCTGCCGGTCTGCGCGGACACGCTTGCGCTGGCCTTCCGTCAGCCCCGCCATCTCCAGCGTTACATCGCTGTCGGCCGGCAGGATCCCCTGCTGGACAAGCTTTACGGTCGCATCCGCCTGGGCTGCGATCGTCGGCGTCGCCGGGTTCCGCCACACCGTCTCGATACGCCGTGTCTTGTCCGGCGGCTCACCATCGCGCACCCACAGGGCCAGCCTCATGGCGTCCTGCCAGCCGCGTCCCAGCCGGCGAATCCTGCGCTCGGACTTCTTGACCAGCTTCGCCTCGGTCGACCGGATAGCGTCCGCAGAAGCCGGGTTGTCGGTCGTGTAGCCGAGCATGTGCGGCGGGAGTCCGAACTGGGAGCTCATGATCCGCGCATACAAGTCGACGATCTTCGTCTGCCCGGACGGGTCATGCGCGGGGAACTGACCGACGTCGGGGACGTTGCCGTCCTCGTCCCGCTCAAGCGCGAGCACCCGGCCGATGTACGTCTCCCACGCCGACTTCGCGTTGCCCTCGGCGTCCTGGAACGCGGACTCCGAGGCGCCGAGGATGTAGCGTTGCGGGGCGCCGAAGAACTCGGCCGCTACCTCAATACCCATCAGGCGCCGGCACGCAGCGTCCGTGATGGACATGACGTCGTTGGTGATCTCCGACTTGCCGACTCGGTCCGCGGTGCGCTGCCGGTTCGCCAGCCGCACTACCGGGACGACGCCGAGGCCGTGCATGTCGCGCTCGACAACCTCCCAGCCACCTGAGGCGTTCGGCATGGCCGTGATCGTCTGGTCCGGCAGGTAGAGCACGATCATGCGCTCTTCCGGACCCGACTCGATGTAGCTGTCGGCCGCGCACTCACGCAGCGCCGCCGTGCCCATCCTGATGCGGGCATCCCACAGCAGCGTCATGTCGAGGGGCGACTCCACCGTGATCAGCGGCGGACAGTCCCCGCCGCAGTCACCGGAGCCGACCGCCAGATACTCACGGCCGTAGACCAATGCATCCAGGTGAGCGAGGCTCGACTCGTCGAACAGATCGTTCGCGTCGGCGATCTCCTCCAGCTCCGCCGAGTCCGCGCCGTCCGCCCAGCGGAACGCCTCCAAGTCGAGGCGCTCCTCCAGGGACTCGACCCCAACCCGCGGCCAGCCGATCACCGTGTGCAGGCCCTGGAGCTGCGGCGGAATTGAAATGCCGAGGTCGCGAACCAACTGCTCGCCGTTGAAATAGGCGTCCCGCAGCTTCAGCTCGTACCGGTCGCGCATCATGTCCGCACGCAGCACGTTGATCAGCGCGAGTTCGTCGTCCGACAGGAACGTCAACGGGAGCTCGGGGGCGTAAGCGGTCATCGCAGCACCACCACCCTCCCGCGACCTGGTGTCTTCTTCTTCGGCCTCTTCGGCGAGTTGAGGATCATGCGGCGCAGCATCCGAGCGCCTACCGCACACACCGCCAAGTCGATCTTCCGGGCGGACTCGCGGTGTTCCTTGCCGATAGTGATCCCCCAACGGTTTGTCCTGCGCCTCGCGTTGATCACGTGAGTGCGTAGCACCTTGTGCCCGTCATGGATGAGCGTCCGCTCCAGCACGTCCGCGTGAGTCCGCTTCACGGCCTCCGTGAACGTCTCCTGATTGCGGGTGTCGCGCATGTCCCAGCGAACCGCGTGCGCCCTCGGGCCCGACAGCACGGACCGCAGCGCGAGCTTGGGACCCCACGTCTGACCCCACGTATCGATATGGGCGTCCCAGTACATTTCGCCGTCGTCATCGTCCTGGCCGGAGCCCGGGTCGGCGAAGAAGGCCAGCACCTTGAACCGGCTGAACGCGTTCTCGACGACGCCATGGACCTCGTCACGCGGCACCCGGTAGGGCACGAAGCCCGGAGTATTGGGCGACGGCCAGTTCGCTGGCTTCTGCCACACGCCGAGCGCGGACACCAGTCCGTCCGACATCCGGCAGGCCGCCAAGCCTGTCGCATCGTCCGACTTCGATCCGTCGAAAAACAGGACGACTTCGTCGCCGTCCGCGAGCGCCAGATCCTCGCGCTTGCAGGCGTCCCACTCGTAGCGGGCCATCCATGCGTCCTCGGCCGCAGCGATCTGGTTGTACCAGAACCGCCGGGACCGGGAGGGCGGGTTGCGGACGTCCAGGATCGACGCCTTCAGTCGTTCGATGTCCAGCCATGTCGAATCGCCACGGACCGCTCGCAACGTCGGCTCGATCCACTCCGCCGTCAGCTTCGCCTCAGGCGGAGCCTCCAACGTGTCATAGAAGAGTCCGACATCCACAGCCCGGCCCGCTTCGGCGGCCTCGTAAGCGTCCCTCGTTCGCTCTGCCACCGAGTCCTCGCCGGGCTCGAAGGCATTCGTGATCGCCAGAGTGCGCGAAGCGCCGTCCGCCGACTTGGTGGCGTTGCGCTCGATCACCGCAGCCATGTCGTGGCCCGAGTTCGACTCCACCCAGTGATGAGTTTCGTTGGGGTACGTCGCCGATGGCCGTCCGCCCTCCAAAGCGCGTGGCGACGACGTCACAGCTTCAATGCGAGCGCGCCCCTTGTCGGCGTAGATGATCTCTTTGCCGAGCTCGATCCGGTACTCCTGGATCGCCCGCTTGGACAGCAGACTCGGGAAGATCGTCATCGTGTTGCGGGTCTGATCCTGGGAAACCGCAGCCATCTGCACCCAGGCAGCCGGATGTTGTGCACCAAGAGGCTGCCCAGGAGGTACGTCCCACTCGTTGCCCTCGTCCGCGACCTTGTCGAAACGACACGGCCCGACAAACTCGAACGCGCCCCACGACGCCACAACGGGATCCTTGCCCCAACCCTTGAGCCTCTGGATCACGCCGTCACGCCACAGGAACCGGTTCGTCACCGGATCCATGGCGTACCACCACAGGGTCAAACGGGCTTGCTCGGCCGTGTATCGCCACGGCTTCCCGGCATAGTGCTGCAGGTACGTAGCCGTCCACGCGAGTGCATGCCAGCCCAACGTGTATTCGGGCAGCAAGAACTTGCCCCCCGGGCCGCGCTTCCACGTCGGGCCGAGCGTGAAGGGTTCGATGACGTCGGGGACTTCTTCGTCAGCCACCGATCGAAGAGCGGTAGTCGGCGATCGCGGTCACGGAAGCCGGCGTCTGCTTCCCGGCAGGCTTCCGCTCCAGCTCCATGCGGGCCCGACGCCGGTCGCCCTCGGTCGTCAGCAGCGACGACATCACTGAGTTCAAGGCGGCGACCAGCTGGCCGTTCGGGCCGCGCTCCGACATCAGCACCTTCGACATCAGGTCTGCGGCATACCGGGCGACCGCCCAGTCCGACGGCTGGTAGAACGCCGCCTGACCGGACTCCCGCAACGACAGGTACCAGTCAGCGGCGATCGGATGCCACAGAGGATCAGCATCGGGCAGATCCGGCAGATCCACCGGCGCCCCCGACGGAGCCTTCGTGACGGAATTCTGTTCTTCCTTCGAGCGATGGCCCATGCGCTCCTCGGAGCGCTTACCGATAGGTCCACGAGCGCCCATGACGACCTCCAGGGTCAGAGCACGCCACCAGGGCGCACAGAGGGCTGGAAACAACGACGCCCCGCAGGGGACGCCGCCGGGGCGTCAGAGCGAGGCGATCAAACCGGCTACGTCAGGCAGCTCGGCAAGACTCAGCGGCGTACCCGGAACCCGGTCGCCCACGATCATGTAGCGGCGGTCCGAGTACACCTCGAACGCCAACTCCCCCTTGCGGATGCGCCGACCGTGCGGGACCGCGCCACGGAACCACAGGTGCAGGCCAGTGCCGGACCGGCCGCGCTCCATGTACGTCGGCGGCAACTGGTTCACGATCGCCTGCGCCCAGGGCAGCACGCGGCCGTTCTCGACGGCGTGGTCCAGGTCGACGACGACGATGCCATCGCCGGCCGTCAGGACGAAACCGACGCCGTCGCCCGTAGCCGATGCCGCAGCCGTGCGGAAGTCCGCCCAGGACGACGGGTCCTTCACCGAGGCGAAGCGACCGTCCGTGCGCAGGGGCACCTTGTCCTTGTGCCGCACCCAGCGCGGACGCGACGTCAACTCGGCCGGGATGCGGGCCTGCTGCTCGACCGCCACCTGCTCCTGGCGGGCGGCGATCCGGGACCGGCTCGCCCGCTTCCTGCAGGTCGCGCCGCAGTAGTGCGCATCGGCCCGCGCCATCAGAGG